ATCGCCGACCATACCACCTGCACCACCATAAGCAAAACCATTTATTCCCGTTCCACCAACAGGTTGCATATAAGGAACTCTTCCACCAAATACGCCGTATCCACCAGGATTTCCCTGTGAAGAACTATTAGGAAATCCTGGTTTTGAAAATTCTCGGCTCTCAAACGATGAACCATTACCAAGACCTGATTGAAAAAATGCTGGAGTTCCAGCGCCACCACCGTCACCGCCACGGTGAACAGAACCAGCACCACCATCGTGTGCTCCACCACCACCACCTGAGCCACCAGCCAAACCAAGCATACTTGAATTTGCTGCTTTACCAGTTCCGCCTCCGCCACCGCCAGTTGCAGTTAATAGTGCGCCGAATGTAGTGTCTCCACCATTTGGACCCGCGCCAAGTCCGCCAACACCACCTGCGCCAATAGTTACTGTATAAGTTGTGCCTGGTGTTACTGTAAGTGTTTTTTGAATAACTCCTCCTCCACCGCCTCCACCACTAGCATAAGAGTCACCTGCTGCGCCATTAGCGCCACCACCTGCGCCACCGCCTGCAACTAAAAATACTTCTACAGTTGTTACGTTAGATGGAGTTACAAATGAGCCAGTTGCTAAAAATTCTTGTACTTTTTGAGTTAAAGGGGTTGATGCTGTGCTTGCTGCAGGAAATACTGTTGATGCCATTATGCTTTCTCCACTTTCTTTGCGTGGAGAATTGCGGTATTTACGAATATGGCCCTTGTTAGAACCTTAGTTGCTATAGCCATTGGTCACTATCTCCTAAGTTTGATAGGTTTATTATATCATATTTTATATAATAGGAGTTTATTGCTGTTTATCATAAAATATAGATATTGCTGCCCTTGGATTTTCACAAAAGACTGTGTGAATAATTCCAGAAGGCACAAATAGAACGTCTCCTGGGTTTACAGTTAAGGTTTGATAAGGAGAGTCTTCTTGTCCTGTTTCACAAATTCTCCATTCAACAGATCCTATTGCCTGCCATAAAAATGAATCTCTTGTGTCTGTGTGTACTGGGATTGTTTTCTGCTGACCAACAAAATTAATTAATGTACATCCACTGTTTGGCTCTCTACCGAATAACTCTGTTGTTTTTGCAAATATATCCTTTAGTTGACTAAAGCAGTCTCCACTGTCAACATTATATCCAGCCATGAAAAGGCTATCCCAAACCTGCAAAGCACCAATAACTTTTACTGGGCTTGGCAAAGTAATTTCTGGATGTTTAACGGTATAATCACAATGACTAATAAACTCATCCCAGCCAGTTGTTGATGGAATTAAACCTGGAATGTATAGCAAGTCAATATTCTTTTTGGCATCTAAAATGTCTTGTTGACTAATATTGCTTTTATCTATATGTATAATGTTATTCATTATTAATCACCAGGTTAATTACAAATCTAGGGGTTAGGGTTTCAATCTCATGATTAATACCCTTTGGAATAAAAATAAAGTCCCCTGGCTCAATATATGTTTCTACTTCTAAGTCTTCGCCAGTTCTCCATAATGATGTGCCTCTGCAGTTCCACTGGAATTGATCAACATCATCGCTATGCTTTAATCCTACTTGCCCACGGTTAGCCATTAGACTTACCAAAGAAAATGTATTAGCAAGCCTATGGCCATAAACATCTTTTGCCCAATCTAAAATTGGTATAAGTTCTTTTACATCTGACTCAAGAGGATCTTTTGGATCAAATAATTGATATGTAAGTCTAGACCAGAATCTACATCTTAACTGAAAACTAAGATATGCCTCACCCAAATTTTTAGTGCTTAGGTGACTTTTATCTGGAAACTCTTCAACATCTCTTGCCACATACTTTGCAATGATTGCTAACATAGTCTCCCATTTTGGAGTATCTGGAAATGCATTTCTAAATACATGAATCTTTCTATCTCTTATTGCTTCTTCTATTAGTTCTTGATTAATCATTACCGTCTGCCTTTCCTAGTTCAGGTTCTGGATTGTATTCTGCTGTAGATCCATCACTTCTAAGATTTTTAATTTCACCCTGAATAGGATCAAGTTTATAACGCTTGCCCCAATATCCTGCTGGATAGTGATAAGGATTATCTATATTATCAGTTCTAGTTGGCAATGGGTTTTCATTCCATTTGCCTTTTATTGTAACTAAAGATGCTCCACAAAATCTTTCACCTGAAGTTACTTTCTTAACTCCATGACGAGTATTACCTCTGTGCATAGCCATAGATCCTGCTTTTGGCTTATACAAATAATCGTAGTCTGGGTAGTAGATTTCTCCACCTTCATAGTCATCATTAAAATAAACTACGCTTCCCCACATAATTGGGCTTTCCATATGTCCTTGATTATCTATATGGATAAACATCTCTAACTCAGCATCTCCATCAAAAGCCATATTGCTTGATCCATCAAACATCTTAATTAAATTGTGTGGAGAAGGAACCCATTCTGCTTGATAGTCATGCTCATTTAAAGCATCTGTGACTCTTTGCAATATAGCATTTAGGCTAGGCATTACCTCATCCATAACATTCTCATAGCCAGGATTTAATTTCATTTGGTGGTCATTAATTAAACGCTTACCCCAATATTTAAATTCATGCTCTTGTAGATTGTCGTAGTCAAAGTTTCTCATAAATGAGTCTAGTAATTGAACTTCTTCTGAAGTTAGGAAATCTTCAAATATAAGAACATTTCCATTGCACTTCTCTTCTATTTTCATAATAGGTTCCTTTCAATAGCATTCTGTCTTCTAATCATATCGTGTTTTTCTTCAGGTTCAGTAATTGACCAGTGATCTGGCTCTACATAGAAAAAGAAAACATTGCAAACAACATTATCTTCACCATCTGGAAAGTCTTCTCTCCAGTGCTTTTGGCCTTCTCCATAATACAGCAGGGCTTCATTTTCCTGCAAAGTATAAGGAACCCCTTCAACATATAAATCCCAAGGAGTAGTTTGATATACACAAAGGTCTATGCTGTAAGTACATGGAGCAACGTCTCTATGTTTTTCTAAGGAAGCCTGTCCATAATACCAAGATCCAAAATTAAAAGAAGGAACCAAGTTTTTGCTTTCAAAGAAATCCTGGGCTATAGGTGTTAGTTTTTTATGCAATGACTCTAATATTTCAGAGCCACCAAACTCATATCTGTTAAACTGATCAGAATGTCCTAATGTTAACTTATCTAATCCTTTTACATAGTCCTGTAGTTGTTTAAAGTCTTCTTCTGATAATAAGTTATTTATGATTAATGGCTGCTTCATTTTGGCACTCTTTTCTGATGGTCGGGATATGGTGTTCCATCAAAATTTATACCGTTAAAATATCTACGGCCAGATTGATGGGGTTTTGTTTTGTCTGTTGTATCTCTTTCGTTGCCTAGGTTTACTGATTCTTGAACCTCATTAACATGCAATTCTCTGTCAAAAATATCCGTAACAAGTCTTGCATCAAAGTTATCTACAAAGTGTCTTGGGATTGGAATAAAGGCTCCTAGTGGATCACCTTTCTTTACTGTTATCTTTAAATTTGGAACGGTAACTTTAATGTTAAAAGTAAAATCACGTTTAATTTGATCAGTCTCAATAACTCCAGTCATAGATACACACCCTGGAATAAACATATTTGGTGGTTGAATTGTCATTAGATTAATTCCTGGAGAAGTTTTTAACGCAAACATATTTTGAACAGTAATAATTCCACTACCAAATCCACTTTTAATTACCTGTTTATTATTATTGTCATCATTTAAGAAATTAATTTCTGGATTTGCTCCTGTTCCATCCCAAATTACTTCAAAATCTCTTAATGACTCTATAACAAACCCATATTGGTTTCCAATGCTTAATGGTAGGCAATAATAAAAATGAGCATTGAACCAATCTCTTTTAGGATTGCCTTTAAGTGGTTTTAATATTTCTTTATAGAATCCATCATGATCAACTGCATGAGGAACAACTAAGATTGTATTTTCAGGTACTTCATACCCGTCATCATTAATATATGGGCCAGGCATGACTTTTTTCTTTGTCTTGTGTCCAAAATGAAGCAATTGTATATCTCATTCCATCTTCAACCTTTGTTACTCCATGAAGATGTTCTGGATCTCCTGGATGAATTGCTAACGCTCCAGCCTTTGGAATTACTTCAAAATCAAAATTTGGATAATATGTATGTCCACCAGTATATTCATCATTTAAATAAATAATAGATCCAAATGCTCTGTGATCAAATCCAGTAATGTCTGTATTACTCATGTCATCTGCATGAGGTGGCTGTTCCATACCTGGAAACCATCTGATAATTTGAAGAGTGTCTGAATAGATTTCTTTTATATTAAACAATTCTTTAATTCTTTGCCCACAACGAATGTTAACATCTAACATAATAGCGGCAGCATTTCTATCATACTCACCAATACTGTGATAATTAATTACACGATTATCCCAAAACTCAGAGCCACCACTTGCCCATAAGTCTGAAGTAATAGCAGCATTAATAATATATTCACGGTTTTCTTTTGAAATAAAGTCTTGTAGTATATTTGCCTTAAACATGTTACCACTTACCAATTGGACAGGTTGATGCTTTTAATTTAGTTTTTACTGCCATAAAGCAGCCACACTTTTTACATGTTGTTGTTAATTGAATCAATTCTGGACAGCCTTTACAGATTTCAAGTCTTGTCTTTCCTAATTCTTCATCTTCTACATATTTACTTGGATCAAGCACATGCCAAGGCCTTGTTTCTCCCATGGCTTCTTTCCATTCTTCCCACTTTGACACATCCACCCCCTTATTTTTTATTGATTAATTATGTTTTGACCATCCCAGACATCACCTTTATTAGCGGTCTGGCCTTCTGGAACTTTAATTATTGTTGTTTCTTCCTCTTCAGAAAAAATTACTTCCATCATGTTATTTATTTCAGTATTGGCTTGTCCAAAAAAAGTCAAAAGAATTACATTATTACAAACATATGAATATAGACTTGTATTTGATTCTTCTGTTATTGCTGAAGAGTTTCCTCCAGTAAATTCTGTACCGTTCCAAATAGCACCAGTTTTAACTGATGGTCCATACTGGGTTAAATTTCTTCCAATAACAGGAAAACCACTTGTTAAAGCAGCATCAAGCCTTTCTTGTCTGTCAACAAGATGAGAAGGATAAGAAAATGAATTCCAAACATCCCAAGTACCTTGACTATTTTTTACTATACATGCGTACACGTGTTCTCCTTGTTTATATATAAGTTTATCATATTATGCTGCACATGGTCCAGGAACGCATTGACCAAAGTCTCCTGGGCATTGTGCGCTTCCATCTCCACAGGCAGGTGCTGGTGGTGGGGTTACCGCAATAATTGGAGGTGTAACTGCAATGATAGGTGGGGTTACCGCAATGATAGGAGGAGTTACGGCAATAATTGGAGGTGTAACTGCAATGATAGGAGGTGTAACTGCAATGATAGGTGGAGTTACTGCAATAATAGGCGGTGTTACCGCAATGATAGGTGGGGTAACGGCAATAATAGGTGGTGGGGGAGGAGG